CACCTGCCCGTGCGGCACGCCGGTCGTGTACGACGAGATGAACGGCTGGCAGCACGCTGACGGCTCAATCAGCCACGATGACGGCGCGTCGGTCAGCGACAAGATGGAGAGCGTGGCCAAGGCCGCAGATGCTCGCCCAAAAGCGCGCTGGCCCGGATGGGACCTTGACCTCCAAGCCGTCGAACACTGGGCCTCTCTCCTCGCTGCTGCTCTTGCCGGAGCGCTGACCCAGGCACAGGCCGAGCAGATCGCCGCGGCGCACATCGCCGAGCACCCGGCGAACGAGCAGGGCGACCAGGGCAAGCGCGAGGCCGTCGATGCCGCAGCAGTGTGGCTGGCTGGCCAGGGCGTGGACCTGACTCCCGCAATCGCGCCGCTCGTGCCGGGCATCCTGGCTGACGCTCACCTGATCGGCGGAGCCTCGGCCGCGGCGATGATTGACGGCGGGGATGCGGATCTCGGCGGCTGGCAGCCGGGAGACACGGACACCGCGCAGCGACGGGCAGAGGAGTTCGGCATCGGCGCGGGGCTCTCGGCCGCGCTCGCTAGCTCGGACGAGACCGCGCAGCAGATGGCCGGCGGGTACATGACCAAGCTGGGCCGGGCGCTGGTCGACGGCGTTGCATCAGGACTCGGCGCGGCTGCGATCGGCGCGTCCCTCGTTGCGGTCCTGGCCGACTCGGACAACTCCAGCGGGTCAGCGCTCGGGCAGATCGTCATCGGGATCGGCGCCGCAGCGCTGGCGCTGTACCTGCTGCGGAAGGTGGCGCTGGTCCGGTGGATCGATGCTGGCGACAGCAAGGTCTGTCCAGCCTGCCTCGCGAACGCGGCCGGAAGTCCTTATGTGATCGCTGACGCGCCGACGATGCCAGAACATCCGGGTGATCGGTGCGCGCTAGTCCCCGCCTAGCACCTGCACTCCGGCTTGACGTGGACCATGGCCCCACTGGCCAGCGAGTAGCACTTCGAGGCGCGTGGCAGCCGGTCCCGGAACGGGGTCCAGTATTCCGCCGACGGGCCCCGCCACTCCGGCAGCACCACGTCATACGTCATGACGCTGCGGTCCGGCCACGAGATCAAGCCCTCTCCCTGGATCACGGGCGCGCAGACCGGCGGCCGGTGGTGGTCCTCGCATTTCGGGCACCACTCGTAGCCGAGCTCAAAGAACAGGCACTCGCCGTCTGCGGGTTCGTAGCCGAAGGTGGCGGGGTCACCGCACAGGCACTTCACTCCGCCATCATGCCCGACCGCGAGGGGGTGGCCATGGCCGACGCGCCGCAGCGATATGTCTTGTCGATCGCTTACAAGGCCGGTCCTGACCCTCGCATCACTAAGGGCGCTGACGGCGGCCGGGACTTCCTGTCGGCCGAGTCGCTGGAACTCGCGGCGTGGAACTACATCGCCAAGGGATCGCCGCAGGTCGGCATCGGCCATATCGACGGCACGACCGGGGCCGCGACCGTGGTTGAGAGCTACATCTACCGGGGCCCGGACTGGGACCTGGGAGACGGCATCGTGGTCACCAAGGGTGATTGGCTCATCGGCATGATCCTGGAACCGCGCAGCTGGGAGCTAGCCCAGCAGGGCAAGCTGACGGGCCTGAGTCCGCAGGGCGTTGCCCGCAGGCGGCGCGTCAGGCCGGCTTGACCGGGTATCGCCGCGAGCGCCGCCCGCATGTGCAGCGCGCAACTTCCTCCGTCGTGACCCCGTTCCAGCGGACGGCAAGCCAGAACTCGTTCCGGTGACCTCGCGGCGCGCACCACGGCCACAGCAGCCAGCGGCGCGCGGCCCAGTTGTCGATCAGCACCTTCCGCCCGCATATGGCGGCGACACGCAGCCTGCCGACTGGCCATCCGTTCATCCCGCCATCGTCCCACTGTGAGGTGACCCGTGGCCCCGCTCGCTGACGACGACGAGATGACCGAGCTGGTAGACGCCGACTTCCCCCGCGTCGACCTCGTAGGCAAGGGCGCGAACGGAATCCCGCGCTTCCTGATCGCCAAGCAGGACGCCGGATCGACCGGCCTGCTGGAGCCCGAGTTCGTCCGTGACCTCATCGCCAAGGCCGAACCCGAGCCGTCCGGCCGCGAGCGGGTGCAGACCCCCAGCGGGATCACCGTCTCCGGTTCCCCGGCTGACATCGCCGCGTTCATCCACAAGGCCAGCGTGCGGCAGGCCGCTGAGCCTGACGACGTGGCCAAGGCGAAGAACGACACCGCCGACCGCAAGCACAAGGCCGCCACCGGGGCGGCGATGAGCGACGGCAGCTATCCCATCGCCAGCGAGGCGGACCTGGACAAGGCCATCCACGCGGTAGGGCGCGGCGGCGACAGCCATAACGCGATCCGGAAGCACGTCATCTCGCGGGCCCGGTCCCTGGGCGCTTCCTCGAAGATCCCCGACAACTGGGCCGCCGATGGCAGCCTCAAGGAGGCGTCAGTGTCCAAGACAGCGACCGTGGCGAAGGACGCGGACATGGGCCCCGAGCTCGACGCCGGCATCGACGGCATGGACCCCACGGTCCCGCTCGCTGCCCCGGACGGCGACGCCCCCGGTGACCCCACCGACCCCGGCAGCCCGGCGTGGGAGGCCATCGACGCGGCCACCGCGCAGAAGTGGACCAGCATCGCCGTCCGTCTCAAGAATGCCCTGTGCGTCATGTCCGAGCGGGAGTTCCTGGAGGCCGCCTCCGCCGACCCGGACGACGCGGAGAACGCGTGGGACCTCCAGGACGCCATGTGCGCGGTCGACTTCGTGATCTCCACCCTGGCCGTATTCGCCGCAGGGGAGCAGGCCGAGGCCGATCTCGGCGGCGAGGCGATGGAGGCCATCGGCAAGGCCCTGGGCCAGTTCGACCCGTCGGCCCTCGACGTGATCGAGGGACTGACCGGCGTCGCGAAGTCCGGCCGGGTCCTGTCCACGGCCAACGAGACCCACATCCGCGAGGCCGCCGCGAGGCTGACCACGGTCCTGTCCTCGCTGCCGCAAGCACCAGCCACCGATGACGGCCAGCCGGTCGCCAAGCAGAAGGAGGCCACCGTGGCCGACACCCAGACCCCGGCCGCCGTGGCCAAGACCGACGCCGTCGAGCAGTCGGACGCGACCGGCACCGCCGCCCCGAAGGACGCCGAGGTGGCCAAGTCCGCGCTCACCCTCGTCTACGACCAGGGATGCAGCCTCGTCGGCGTCGCCAACGCGGCGGAGATCGTGCAGCAGGTCGCCAAGGCGGACGGGGAGAAGACCCCGATGCAGGCCGTGTTCGATCAGAACGGCGACCTGATCGGCATCGTCAACCCGGACTCCATCCAGCCCGTGACCGGCGCAGGGAAGCCCCCGGCTGCCGATGCGGACGCGGCGGACGGTGACGCGGCTCCTGCCGCCGACCCCGCCGACATGACCCCGGCTCCCGCAGCGGAGACCGGAACCCCGGCCGATGCCGTCGCAGATGACGGCACGGTCGCCAAGAGCAGTGACAATGACGTGTTCGCGGTGCTGAAGAGCATGATCGCGGAGACCGTGACGGCAGCGCTCGGCACGAGGACCCCGGCAGAGGGCGTAGCCAAGCAGGCTGATGTCGCCGGGCTCCTCGAAGAGGTCAAGACGCTGAAGTCCAGGCTCGCGACCGTGGAAGAGCACCCTGCGGCACCGAAGGTGTTCACGAACGGGCAGACGCCGCAGCCCGGACAGATGCGCGGCCAGGACAAGGGCGCGGCGCCGGTCGATGTGACCAAGGCGCTGGCGCGGAAGGCGGAACTGTATTCCGCCGACGCGCCCGAGCAGACCCGCATCGCCAAGGAGATGCGGGACGACGCCGTAGGCGCCCTCGCGGCCCTGCACGCCGGACGCTGACGCGCCCCTTACCCCCCAGACATATCCGGCCCCCGCGAGCACCGCTCCGGGGGCTTTGCCATGCCCCCGGAAGGAGGCACCCGCATGACTGCAGCAACCGAGCAGATCAGCGAGGAAACTCTCGCTGCGATCCACAAGGCCCAGACCACGGGTATCACCGAGGCCACCGGTCTGTATTCCTTTGACCTGAGTCCGCTGGTCAACCTGATCCCCGTCGTCACCCCGTTCCGCGACCTCGTGCCCCGCAAGGGCAGCCCCGACGGGAACCCGTTCGCGGTGTGGCGGGCGTTCATGGACGCCACGGACTCCCAGCCGGACCCGTCCATGGGGTTCGACTACGCCGCGCCCGAGATGGTCTTCCTCGAGCAGGACTTCCAGGCCCGGTACAAGCCGACCGGCATGGCGGTCAACGTCACGCAGGACAGCTTCGACCTGGCCAAGAACTACGGCGACCCGTATGCGAACGCCACGTTCCAGACCCTGAACCAGGTGCTGATCGGCGACGACCGCAAGCAGCTATGCGCCCAGTCCTTCGCCCTCAAGGCCGCGACCGCGCCGACCCTGGTCCAGAACACCACGGGCGGCACCATTGCCGCGAGCACCACCGTGTACGTCGGGGTGGCGGCGCGCACCGGCTCCGGGTACTTCTGGGGCAGCGGCAACAGCCAGGGTGCCAGCGCGAACGGCGCGTCCGGATCCGGCACCGCCACCAACTCGGTCACCGCGTCTACCGCGGCCATCCGGGGTGCTGCCTGCTACGACTGGTTCCAGTCGGCCAACGGCACCACCTGGTGGTACTACACGACCACCACCGTCAACACGGTCACGATGACCTCGGTCATCACCAGCAACAACGCGGTCCCGTCCGGGACCGGCCTCCCGGACCTGACGAAGAAGTGGCAGGGCGCGACCGGCGTCCCGACCTTCAACGGCAGCGCCGACAACGGGAGCGCCAACGCCAACGACTACGACGGGTTCATCGCGTCGCTGTCGGGCGACTACGACGGGAACGGCAGGTGGGCCCAGCCTGGCACAGGGACCGCCAACCCGTCGATCTGGAACTCGCTCAACGGCGCCGCGCTGACCCTGTCCGGCGGCAGCATCGCCGAGATCGACAATTACATCTTCCTGGCCCTGTGGCAGCAGGTGAAGTGCTCGCCGTCGGCCATCATGATGAACGCCGTGCAGGCGCAGGAGATCGCCCACCTGGTCCTGGGTTCCTCCAGCGCCACTACCTTCCTCCAGACCGACGAGAGCGGCCGTATCAACGTCACCGCCGGCGGCCGGGTCGGGCAGATGGTCAACACCGCCGCGGGCGGCATCACCGTCCCGATCGAGGTTCACGTCTCGCTGCCTCCGGGGAAGATCATCGGCCGTACCGACCGGGTGCCGTTCCCGCAGGCGGGCATCGACAGCGTCCTGGAGCAGCGGTGCCTGCGCGACACCGCCCAGTTCGAGTACGGGGTCTCCCGCGTGCCCGGAGTCATCGGCGGAGGCCCGCGCAAGGAAAGCGAGATCAGGACCGTCTCGGCCTTTATCAACCGGGCTCCAGTGTCCATGTCTGTATTGGACTGCGTGGGCTAAATCCCTACCTGCATGCAGGTCGGAGGCTGCGGAACCCTTCTGTCTCCGCAGCCTCCGGCTGGCCCCGTCCACTGAAGGAGAGCAATGGCGCGTCTTTACTCGCGCATGAACGCGGGTGCTGTCGATGACCCTGTCCACGGCCATTTCGAGCCTGACCCGGACCACGGCGGTTTCGAGTTCCCGGACGAGCTGTCCGACATGCTCGGCGGGTTCTGCCACCGGGGCAGGCCCGTGTGGGAGACCGAGGAAGACCGCTCGGAGCGCCTGCACGATGAGGATCTGGCCCGCAGGCGCGACCCCGCGATGCTGTATGACGCCGTCGGGAATTTCAGCGGGGCGCTGCAGCAGCTGCGCGCCGGGCCTAGTCCCGAGGTCGAAGCGCTGACCGCGCAGGTAAAGGCGCTGACCGAGCGGCTCGCAGCGGTGGAGAAGCCGCCTGCGGACGCCAAGCCCGCCGCAAAGGCCGAAGCCGCCGCCAAGTAGGCCGCCCGGCATTCATGACCGAGAACCATCCTGGAGGTAACCCATGTCCAGCGTCATTGCCGCCACTGCCGGCAGCCCGGTCGGCGTCCCGACCGACCCGGTTTCGTTCCCGGCCGGCACGAACACCGCCGCCTCGGCCCCGGTCCTGACTCCGACGTTCGCCAGCGGCACCGCCGCGCAGCTCGCGGACACGACTCGCGATTACATGGTGTACCTGGAGATCGGCACTGCGGGCACGGCGAACGTCCTCGCGATCGGGCCGACCAGCACCCCGGCTAACACGGTCATCGCCAGCGGTGTCGCGACCGCCGGGGAGATCATGACGGTCCGGCTGCCCGCCGGCTGGTACCTGAAGTGGTCCGCCACCACGGCGACGCTGGCCAACCAGATCGCCATCGGCTGCTAAGGCGCGCCCCGGCGTGGGACAATCGCGGGCATGACGAATCACCCTCACCGCGAGCGCGATGACGCCCCCGAGCCGGCTCCCGAGTCCGTGCCGCCGATGACGGAACTCCCTCCCGGCCTCAGCCAGAACGGCCACGGGCCGACGGCGAGGCTGATGGAAGCCCTGCCGCAGATGCTGTTCCAGGCCGTCACCGCCGCGCTCCAGCAGGTGCAGGTGACCACTGCCCCGCTGCCGTGCGCCACCTGTTTCCTGGCCCGGCTGCAATGGGGCGCCAGCCATGCCGCCGAGTTCCGCGAGGCCGAGCGTGCCTATGCGGCGGCGGTCGCGGAGCAGGAGCAGAAGGACCCGCAGGACCGGGTGGCGCTCGACCCGGCGTCATTCGCGCCGGACAGCTTGCAGTCCGCCCCGCCGCTCCAGGGCGGGACCGTGATGGTCGGCGGCACCCTGTACTGCGCACAGCACATCCCCGGCGCTCCCGGAATGCCGGGGACTAGCCCGCTGCTGATCGCCCAGGCGCACCTGACGCCGGGGATGCTGAGCGAAATGACGCGGGGCCGCGCGGCCTGAACTGACATCACGGGGGTGAGCCGCTCCCGTGACGACCCCGTACTGCTCACCAGAGATGCTGATCCAGGCGCCTCTGGGCGTGGATTTCTTCAGCATCCCCGCCGCGAACCCCGTAATGGGTGTCGTTCCGCAGGGAAACACCGCCGAGCTGTCCAACATCTGCGCACGCTCCACGGACCTTGTTGACCTGTGCTGCAAGCAGCCGCTGCGAGCCACGATCGACACGCTCCCGCTCTACGGCCCGGGCGGACGCGTCGGCGTACCGCGGAACCGCGGGAACCAGCCCGTGACGCTGATCATGGAGCGCTGGCCGGTCCTGGAAGTCCTGTCCGTCCAGTACGCACCAAACTGCCTGCCGTACGTGTGGAATACGGTCCCTTCCGGGCTCGCGGTCCCCGCCAAGCCCCCCTCGGGTCTCTACGGAAGCTCGACCCCGCCCGCGGCGGGGGAGGGCAGCCAGGCGGTCAAACTGGCCGCGGGCTACGTGGACTGGCGGTACGGGCCGGGGGGCTTCGCCGTCCTCACCGAGTACGTCAACGGCTGGCCGCACAGCGGGATCACGTCAACGGCGACGGCGGATGCCACGGAACTTGAGGTGGACGACTGCACCGGATGGGTCATCACCGCAACCTTCCCCGGAGCGGCCACCGGGGCGACCGGGACCGCGTATGACGCCGCCGCCCAGGAAATCATCCAGGTCACCGCGGCCTCGGCCACGTCAGGACCCGGCACGCTGACCCTGGCTTCGCCGCTGCGCTACCAGCACGAGGCCGGGGTCTGCGTCTCCTCGCTGCCCCAGGCGGTCAGCTGGGCGGCCATGCTGTTCGCCTGCGAGATCGCCATGGAGCGAGGCGCGACCGCGATGACGATGATGGAGATCCCCGGCCGCGAGGTTGCCCGGAGCGCCGGGGTGGACACCTCCTACGGCAGCCCGGCCATGTGGGCGGAGAAGATCCTCGCCCCCTATGCCCGGATCATCTAGGCGAGGGTGAACGGTGGGGCTGCCGAGCGTTATCGCGTACATCCGGGCACAGTTGGACGGCCTCGCCACGCCGTTCCCTTCGGTGGAGCTGGCCGCGTACATCACGCCGCCCGACCCGAACACCGAGACCGTGGCCATGCCCACCCTCTACGTACTGACCGCAGACGGGCCGGAGAAACGACTGGCGGGACCGCGCAACACCGGGCCGGGGACGCCCTCAGGCTTCAAGACGATCAAGCACGACCTCAAGCTCCACGTCATCTGGATGATCACAAGCGCTAACCCCATGGCCCCTGGCGCGACCGACCCGGACCTGATGTTCTCCGGGGTCATCGAGGGCGTCATGGACGCCCTGCGGACTTCCCCCGCCCCGGTGCCCATCGCCGACCCGAATACCGGGCGGGTGACCGTACTCACGGATACGGGCGAGAAGATGACCTACCACTACCTGTCCCGGCGCTCGACCAAAAGTCAGCGCATGCTCAGGTACGACGGGCTCATTGACCTGCCGCTGATGGAGCAGATCCAGGCGTAGGGGCCCATTCCTCCCGGTAACCGGGCCTGTGCCTGTACCCGCTGGCGAGCAGGCGGACGGTACGGCACGGGTAAATAACCCCCAGGCACTGGGACTCGTCCTCGCGGGCGTCATCCACGGGCATGTGACAGCGAGCGCAGTACACCATTCCGGCCATCGCCGCGAGCTGTTCTTCCGGCCACCCTCTTGCGCGGTGCTCCGCGATCGACTCGGGCGGGTAATCGGCCTCGCCAGCGTGCTCGTCCAGGATGGCCAGCTCCGCCTCGCACCGGGCGACGACATAGGCCGGGCTGCACAGCCTGATCAGGTCCAGCCCAGCATTAACGTCCGGGTCGACGCCACGGAAAACAGCCAGCGCCTTCACAGACGACGACGGCCAGATCGGCGCTCCCGCGTCCGGGTGGCCGGGCGGGGCGACCCAGCGGGCCGCGAGTCGCCGTGCTAGCGCAAGGTCCGCCTCGATCGTCCGCCGCAGCCACGCCGCCAGCTCCTCGTCGCTAATCACGCCCGCCATCGTCCCACTTCCCCTCCCTCGCCGCGCTCCTGGAGGCACCCATGCCTGATTTCCGTTACGCCGGCCCCGGTACCCGCACGTACCCGGAGACACGGGACCGCTACGGCGTCCTGGTCGGGACCGTCGAGCCGGGCGACGTGCTCGAGCTGGACGAGGCGCCCGATCAGTGGTGGGTGCCTTACGTCGGCGGCGAGGACCAGAGCGCGCCGGCCGGGGCGTCCGGGGGGGACGCCCCGGAGTCCGCCGATCCGCCCGCAGTGACCCCGTAGTCCCCCTTCCCCGCACCAGCCACCCTGCGCCTTTCCGGCGCTCCGTCATGCCCGGAAAGGGGCGCATCCATGTCGCTCACGATTCCGTTCAATTTCTTCCCCGTCTTCGAGTCCTGCCTGCTCATGGGCAAAGAGGGCGCGACCACGCCGGGAACCGCGGCGACGAACTTCACGGGCATCCCGTGCGGGCCCCTGCAGATCTCCAACAAGTTCACGCCCCTGGAGGACAAGAACCTCCGCGGCTCGAACGTGGAAGCCTACGGGCTGCAGTTCGGCGGCCGGTGGGCTGAGATCACCATCCCCGACTCGCCTGCCTACGGCGACACCATCGGGATGCCGCTGTTCGGGCTGATGGGGGACCTGGTTACCACCGGCACCGCGGGCTCGCCCAGCTGGGTGGCCTCGTCGGCGATCACGCCTGGCGCCGGGCCGATCGCGGTCACCTCCGGTGCCACCGCGACCGCCGCGACGTACATCCAGATCGACACCGGCACCAATGCCGAGGTGGTCAAGGTCGGCACCGGGTCGAGCGCGACGTCCATCGTGATCGACGCGACGACGCCGATCCGGTTCGCGCACCTGACCAGCGTCGCCATCGTGACCGTCGTCGCGCCGTTCACGCACACCTTCAGCAACATCAACCCCGGCTCGTCCACCGGGAACTCCAGCGCGCACCCGCCGACCTACACGATGCT